TAATACGACCAGTGATAGCACGACTGACGAGCTGGTCATCACGGCATGAACTTCGCCGACCTAATGCCCGCCAGTACCTTTACCGCTGCCCTCGGTGATAGCGTGACCTATCACGCCCCGTCCGGTGCGGTCGGAATAAAGGCGATGGTGAATGATGATGTCGAGCCGGTTTTTTCCAATGAGCCGCATATATCAGCCAAGCGCAAGCATATAGACGTTGCATTGCAGGATGCCCCAGGACTCAAAATTGGTTCTGAATTTACGATTGGCGGCGTCAAATACACCGTTGATGACATCGTCGCTAACGACAACCAATTTGCTACCTGCGTGCTCAAAAAATGACCGACACCATCAGAGAACAGATCATTGCCGCCTTTACCGCCCGCGCGGCTGTATTATCAAATTTACCGGTCCAGCGTGTACAGCGCTCAGTCGGTGAGACAAAAGAGCGCTTTATCTCGGTCTGGGATGGCGCTGATCAGGTCGAAGAAATCGTCTACGGCATAGAGCGCAGCCGCTTTGCCATCAATTTGGAGTGCATCTGGCAGCATGGCGTCGACAACCCCAGCACCTCTGCCACCGCGCTAATCGGCGAAATCATCATCACAATGATCGGCCCCAACACCGATAAAACCTTCGGCGGCTTGGCGACCAACATCACCCGGCAATCGGCAACGCCGGAATACCCAGAATCCGGCAGCGAGTACACAACCACATCTGTCGTTTTTATCGTCAGCTATGCAACGCTGGCCGGCGACCCTTATACCCTCCCAACTTACTAACTGGAGCACAACACTATGTCTAACGCAAACTCAGCCGTTTACTACGAATCCGGCGTAACGCCCTATGCCATGTCGGCGCTGACCGACTCCGGCGATCACCTTATATTTGCCTCATCGGCCGACATATTTTCCGGATCGGACGGCAACTCGCCGGACGTGCGCCCTAACGGCGTCATTACCGGCGGCGCGGTAGCGGTGGCGGCTTCGGCAGTCGATAACGGCGTCGATGTCGCCGCGCTGACCTGCTACTTGGCTGGCGAAAAAACCGCCGTGAGCGTGGCGATCGATAAAACCATCACCCGCCCGGCAACCAACGTCAGCAAGGTTAACTCGATCACCATCAACAGCTCCGGCGCGGTAACCGTTGTCGCCGGTACCGACGGCACGACCACGGCGTTTTCCGAAACCCGCGCCGTAGCCGGTGGGCCGCCATTAATCCCGGTCGGCAGCATCGAGATAGCCCAAGTGCGCGTTGCCACCAGCGCCGCCGCGCCCATTACCGCTGCGCAAATCTTCCAGGCCGTCGGCACCCATCTTGAGCGCTACGATTATCCTAATTTTGACACCGACAACGCCAACGGCACGGTCGTGTTTGATGCGGCCTTGCCGTTGATCCACACCGGCAGCGTCGCCAAGGCCGTCTACGCGTCTTATGCTGAACCGATCTTCACCAAGCAGCCTTTTGCAAACGATTTCGTGCCAGCCGAAACCACGCACTCGACCTCATCAACCAAAGTCTACGGCGGCCTGGTCGGCACCTCGTCGGAGTCATTAGGGCAGGGCGGTTTTACCGCGATCCTCAAAGACGGCATTACCGATCCGCTGCTGTCGGCTGCTAATGACGTGCGCTGGATAAAGTATTTCCAGGACAGCAATAAAGCGCCCTACGTGCTGACGCAAGGCAAAATCGGCACCTCTCGGACCTTCGGCGCTGCCGATCACCCGAAAGTAAAAGTGACCATATCTGCGCAAACCGCCAGCGTTAACAGGGCCGGCTAATGTTTGACGATAAAGCATTCATGCGGGCCAAATTTCAACCACGGACGGCTGAGGTTCCAGTCCCGGCGTTGCAGGTGTTTTTCCCTGACGACGCTCCGGCAGTCTGGACAGTCCGAAACCTGACCGGCGACGAGCTGGCCAAATCGATGGAAGCCACCAATCGGCAAAAAGGCATCGATACCATCATTCAGGCATTGGCAACCCAAAGCGAGCAAATCGACGAGATCCGCGCATCGCTGGGCATTGGCGATGATGTAGCAACCGAGTTGGTCAAGCGCCTGGAGCAGCTGGTGATAGCCTCGGTTGATCCGGCCATTGACAAGCCCCTGGCTGTCAAGCTGTCCGAAAACTTCCCGGTCGAGTTTTACCAGCTGACCAACAAAATCGTCGAACTGACCGGACTGGGTGCGGATTTAAAAAAGTAGCCCGGCTGTGGAATAGCAGTGCATTCCGCAGCCGAATGACCTTATGCGACCTGCGCGGTAAGTTGCTTTACGAGGTTTGCCCGTCGGAATTTCCGGTCGGCGAGCTGAGCGAAACAGAAATGCTGCTGTGGGAACTGTATTACCGAGACAAAAGCGAGCGTAGTAATAATGGCTGATTTGCAACAAACCATAGAAATCATCTTTGGCGCTGTCGATAATACAGGGCAAGGGGTGTCGAGTGTCGCTAATAATCTCAATAGCGTGGTCGATGGGGCCTCCAAGATTACCGGTCCGCTGTCCGATGTCGCCGACAAGGCGCTAAAGGCTGAGACGGCAGTTTTGGCACTTGGGGCTGCGCTGTTGACGGTTGCCGTTGAAAAAGCTTCACAGTTTGGCGACAAAATGGAAGAAATCGGCTCATTAGTTAATGCAACGCCGGAAGATGTCGTCAAGTTAAGCGAGGCGGTACGGGAATTTGTTAGAAACTCAGAAAGTGCAACAGTAAGCTTTGATAGCGTTAACAAGGCGATGTATGTTGCTACGTCAAACTTTGGTAATACTGCGGCCGCGCTGGATGTGTTGTCTATCGCAGAAAAGGGGGCCGAGGTTGGCGCTACTCAGATTGATGTAGCCGCCGCTTTACTAAGCCGCACCATGAACGCCTATGGGATGGTCACAAACGATAGCGCTACTAATACCGCTAATGCTGAGCGCGTCATGGCGGCTATGTTTACGACTGTGCAGGCTGGTGATACAACCATGCAGGCGCTTAGCGATAATTTGGGGCAAGTATCATCAACCGCATCTGCCGCCAATGTTCCGATTGAGACAGTGGGGGCTGCGATTGCGGCATTAACCGGCGCTGGTGTACAGACGCCGCAAGCCATGACGCTACTTAACGCGCTGCTTAAAGAGCTGCTAAACCCATCTGAAGAGTTATCTAAATCTTTGGGTGGGCTGTCTGTTACTACAAACGGCTTGCCGGCTGTGATGGATAAGCTTAAAGAGTCGACTGGTGGCAGCGCGGAGAAAGTTTATGCCTTATTTAGTAGCTCCGAGGCTGCTAAAGGAGCGTTGATTTTAGCTAATGATAGTGCGGGGAAATTTGACGGTACGCTTAAAGCAATGGATGCTAGTGTGCAAAATCTCAATACTAACTATAAAAATATGATTGCCGGGGTTGAGGCGTCAAAACAACAATTAAAAAATGCCTACGATGACTTAAATATCGCAATAGGGACGCCATTGCAAGATAGCTGGGCTAAAGTGCTCGATGGCATAACAAGTGTTTTAAAAGGCTTGACTCTATCAATCCCTGGAGAAGCATTTAAGCCGGTTTATGATGCCTTTATTGGGTTTGAAGGCAATATTGCCGATATTTTAAATCGTATAGCCAAAAACTTTCCGGAAGCGCTGGAACAAGTCGATTTTACTGGTTTGGTTGCTGCGCTAAAAGATTTGGGTTTTGAAATGGGAGACCTTTTCGGCAATATCGATTTATCGACGCCGGAAGGTTTAGCTCATGCGATTCAATTTGTTGTTGATTCATTTGAGTCATTGACGCGTGTTGTTGCTGGTATTATTGATGTATGGGGACCGGTAGTACAAGGCTTTCTTACCGGCGTCGGGGCATTTAATTCTTTGGATGATGGTGCGAAAAAAGCAGCGGGTCAGATGCTTGGATTATCTCAAGTTTTTGAAACCCTTAAAGGCTATGTAACCGGAGGCGCTAATGCGCTGGAAACAATTGGCGGCGCATTAACAGTGCTCGCAGGAACCCAGGCGGCAACCACAGTAACATTATTAGTATCGGCGCTCGGAGCAGGCGCGGTTCCTGTCGTTGTGATGGCGGAGGGATTAGCTGCGTTATTAATCGCAGTCGGCGGCCTTACTTACGGAATTACAGCAAATGTATCGGCTTGGGATGACTATAAAAACAGACAAAATACCGTAGCAGAATCGACCGCTAATCTCGCAGATAATCAGGCAAAAATAAAAGATCGGCTGGCAGAAATCAGCGACCGTACGGGCATTGCTGTATCAAGCATGGATGAGCTAAATAAAGCTGTCGATGAGGGTCGACTGGTATTTAATGATGCAACCGGTGCTTATGAGGCTGCTGGTACCGGTGTGCGCGACTACGATACCGAGGTGAAAGCCGCATCGGAATCCGGCTCCTGGTTTGCCGATGCGGTTAATGATGTCGCTAAATCCTTGGGTTTGGCGTCCGATACGGCGAAAGAAGCGGAAAAAGGTTTTAGTACGCTGGCTGAGGCCGAGGCTTATGCGGCAAGGGAGATGGCGGACAGTAACAATGTCACAATCACTTAC